TGTGTTCGGTTACATTCAGCTTTTGACTTTTCCGCCTGTCGTGTTTACAGCTCAGGACATGGTTCATTTTCGGTGGGGCGCAAAAAGTTGGTGGTACGAGTTCAGCTATGGCACAAGCCTGCTAAGACCGTTGCTGAAGATTCAGGCGTTAATTGATCAGCTTGAAGATGACATGGCAATCATTATGCACCTTTACACTAAGCCAATGCTCGTAGTCAAGGCAGGCAGGCCTGAAATGCCCTTCAGCGATCCGCAACTTCAGCAGCTAATGGAAGCTTTCCGTGATCGTCAGCCTGCGACTGACGTATTTGTCCGTGGTGATGTTGCCGTTGACGTTGTACCCAGCCTTACCAAGGATGTGAATGTTCAGTTTTGGCTTGATTACCTCTACAAGCAACGCGAAGCAGTCTTAGGCGTTCCGAAGATATTTTTAGGTGAGTCTCAAGGTACAAATCGTGCCACAGCCGAAATCGTCATGCAAGAATATGTTACGCGCTTGCGGATGCTGCAGGAGCTCATCGGCGACACGCTTGAAACAATGCTGTTTAAGCAGCTCCTGGAAGCTAAGTTTGGAGAGGGCGTTGAAGTTCCAACTATTAAGTGGCGTCCGATATGGGAGCCCACGCTTGACGTGAAAGCCAAGTTCATCAGTGATCTTGTGGACAAGAACATTATTCTGCGAAGTGAAGCTCGGCCACAGTTAGGCTATCCAGAGCAGCCTACTGATGAAGCGTTAGCAGCTGAAAACATGCTTCCTCCTGCCAAGCCTAAGAGCGAAACCAGCAAGGCTGTCGATAAGACTGTGAACGGTGTTGTTGAGGCGTTACAGAGTGAGGAGTAAAAAATTGAAGATTCGGATCCGCATGCCTTGTCATGCTTTATGTGGCTATTCAAACCGGATGAGTAGACCACATTTTACTTGTCTATTCTGTCGCGTCAGACGGTTTTTTTATGGAAAAATGGACAAGACGCAATATCATTACAACAGTAAGATGCGCATAGTTATGCCGCAGGATTGTCAAACATACGTGCTTTTCATTGATAATAAACGTCCCCACGCAAACGTCAAAGCTGCGATTCTGAAGCGTTTGCTTACGATTTGCGAGTTCTTAGCTAATTGATGGGAGTTGAAGAGTGATGCCTGGTCTTGAGGAAGCTAAAACAGTCTGGCGGTATAGAATCGCCGATCCCGGCAGGTTTGAGAAATTCAGGGTTAAGGAACTTGGCAAAGGCGTTAAGATTACTCTCGGGAAAGTCAAGCGTTCAGAGCGTTGGGAAATTCAAAATTACATGTTTGAGAAGGAGTTATTTAAAAATCGTGAACAAGTTCGGAAGTGGCTTGACCAGCACTTGAAAAGCGAAATTCAGACTTTGCTCGATTTTAAGGCTTGGAACGAGTATCGTCGAAGGGTTATCAATGCTTACGTTCAGATTTCAGATGTAAAATAACGCATCAGAATTTTTGCTCTGCCCAGCTCCTGTTATCGACAAGGTAAAAGTCCTTCACTTTGGCCAATAAAACGGGTAAGCCGAAAAGCGTGATATTGAAAGGATTATCTGATGAAGGGAGCATAAATGTCTTCCTCAGTTCTTGGTTCAATACTTCGAGCACTTCTTGGTTCACAAGCAAGGCTACTGGCTCTCTCCCTGCCTTATAACATAGCATCATAGCTTCCTGAATTTGCATTACTACAGGTATCTCTCTGATTTGCTCTGTCATATACCTCTGATATGTCATGCTAATCATTTAAATTTAGTGTTTCCTAACGGTGATTTGAAATGAGTTTTGTAGCGAAAGAATGGAATATGAGGTTCATAAATTCGTTGCCTGATTCAGCATTCGCGCTAGTTGTGAAAGGCGAGAAAGATAAAGAAGGGAAAACGGTTCCTAGGACGAATAGAAATCTGCCACATCATGATTCAAGCGGAAAAGTGGACTTGCCACATTTAAAAAATCCCGTTGCCAGCGTTACTCATACAAAACTTTCAAAGGAGCAGCAGAAGGAAGCGCATGATCATCTTCTGGGGCATTACAAGCAACTGGGTATGGAACATCCGAAATGCAGTGTTCCCGGCTGCTCGGGCTACAGTCCGAAAAAGAGTATGCTTGAGGATGCTGAATTGTTCAGAGCGTATCAGGAAGCTTGGTTCAGGTCTCAGGGTAAACGTGCAGTTTTGGTGACGTAGAAAATGCAGCTTCGATATTTTGTTCCGTTCAAGGCTCAAGAGGGCGTTTCTGCAGAGTATGCCCTAAAAGAGAAATTAATCAATATTGAAGGCGTAGCCATTGACACAAGCGTAAACGCCAACAAATGGCAGGTTCCCGAAGAGGACCTTGACTTTTTCGTTCAAAGTCTTATGGGCGCTCAACTTCGTGTAGATCATGCAGAGAGTGCCTTAATGGTTGTAGGCAAGGTTCCAGAAGCAAAACGCATGGGCAATTCTGTTTGGTTCAGAGCAGAAGTGGGCGAGGAAAAGCTTATTGAAAAAATAATTCGCAATTACGTCAACACGGTTAGTGCTCAGGTTGACAGTGACGATGTTGAATGCAGCAAGTGCAAGAAACCTACACGCAAAGAAGGTATGCTTATGCATTTATGCCCTGGAGCTTGGGAAATCGTGCATAAGCCTAAAGTGAGAGAGTTAAGTATCGTCGCCTCTCCAGCTTATAAGACCACAGAGTTTCATCCTGTTGGCTTTTTTGCTGCAATGAATGATTCCCAATATGATGCTGTTTTAAAGAATATTCAAAATTCGCAGTTATCAGAAGATAACAAAGATGTGGGTTCTAGGCAAAAGGAGCCGCAAGAACCTGAAAACAAAAAGAGTGAAGCAAAAAAGGAGGTGAAACCTTTGTCTGAACAAAACGCTCAGGCGAAGGCTTCTCCGCATCAAGCACAAGGCATAGTGAACGTGGCGCCAGGCGAATCGGCGCCCAAACAAGTGACTTATCAAGAATTGATGGATCAAATGACTAAACTGCAGAAGCAGATTACGGAAGGTCCAAGCGCAAGCGACTCAGAATTGGACACCTTGAAGAAAAGGGTTGCTGAATTAGAGAGTGAAATCGGAAAAAGAGCAACGAAACGAAGTCTAAGCAAGAAAATAAGCGAGCTGTCAAAGAAACTTGCCGAACCAGCAGAGGAAGGCGAATCTGGTGATGGTGAGGCGGGATTTCCGCCAAAGGCTGAAGGGACAATCATCCCAACCCTAGCTGAGGCTGAAGCTCAGAAAAACGCTGGCAAAGCATCGGGCAAGGGCATCGTAGCTATTGATGAGATACAGAAGGATGTATTGGGCAATTATGATTGGTTCAAGGATATTCTCAAAGCTCACAGGATGCTGCAGACGCAAGGCTTCAAAGGTTAGTGTTTTGAATGAGCGTTCCACAATTAGAAGGAACAGGTCCGCTTGTCTCAGATCGTTACATTGTAACCCTTATCGCGGGTGAAGACATTAACATAGGCGATGTTCTCGAATACAGCGCAGATTGGACAGTTAAAAGGTCAACTGTCGTTGCGGGCACTAAGAAATTTGCAGGTATAGCTCTTACGAAGGCTCTAAGCGGCAAAAGCGTTAGTGTTGTGAAAAGAGGAATTTGCAGAGTAATCGCTTATGGCACTATCGCCTTCGGCGATCAAGTCAAACCACAGAATGGCACACGATTTGTAACAGACAACACGACTCTGAACACTACGATCGTAGGTCAAGCAACCGCAGGCGCCGCAAGCGGCGGCACCGCATACATTGACCTCTGGTAATAGGTGATTTTACATGGCTATGGTTCGTGATGCTTTTACATGGGTTGACACAGGCGCGATAGCGTATCCCGCTCTGCACAAGCACATTATAGAATTGACCATGCCCGCTCTCGTCGTAAAACGGTTATTGCCCGAGTTTCCGCTTGTTGCAGGTCGAACAGCCACATTTCCAAAAGAACTAGGCTCACGCAGTATCGGAATTAGCGAGATCAGCGAAGGAGCGGAAATTCCGATGGACTTTACGCCTTTAACAACCGTAACTGTCACGCCATATAAGAAAGGCTTGAGAGAAAGGATTCCGCGTGAGGCAATTGAAGACTTGTACATTCCAGTGATTGAACAGCAGCTCCGACGTCTAGCGAGACGTATGGCTTATCAAATCGACAAGGACTGCATGACCGTCATTGATCTTGCAGCTGGTAGTAGCAGTGCTGGCACGGGCAAGAGCCTCGGAGCCCAAGGTACAGAGTACACTTTAACCGGTGCCATTGGCACTAAAGATCTGCTTTGGGCTGACGCGAAAATTGCTAGCTACAACTTCATCGCTGATACTTTGCTTTGTAACCCTGTTAATGCACGAGATCTCAAGTATTTGCCACAATTTTCATTGTACGCTTATTATGGCGAGCCGGTGGTTCAAAGCGGTGCAATAGGAACTGTGTATGGATTACAATTCTACGTTAGCAACGTTGTGCCTCCAGGTACCGCTTACCTGCTTAGTACGGGGCAAAACTTGTCAGCGAGCTATGCACCCCTAGGATTTTTCGTGATAAAGCGACCTTTGCTTACTGATATTGACATCAAAAAAGAGTTTGATGCAGTCGATATAGTGCTTACGACAAGGTTCGCGCCTGTTATCACATGCGGAGAGGCCATGTCGACAATTACGGGTT